TAAAATCCATCACCAACATATGTATCAATAATTGATCTTGCAATTAGTTCATACATTTTATATTCATTAATTTCTGATGCAGTTGTTCCCATTTCTAATGGATTAACATATGGCCTTGTTATTGTTAAATTACTTTCATCTAAAATATGCTCATGTTCTGTATCATAAAATCTAATTAAAAAGTCTCTGTCAAATTGTACCTTTGATAGTGGTAATTCATATATTAATTTACCATTTGCATCTGAAAAAATATTTGTTTCTTCAACTGAGTGATCCACCAAATCTTCAACATATACGATGTATTCGTAATTTGGAATCGGAAGATCCCATGTTGTTGTTAAAGGATATGGTGGAACTCTCAATACTTCCATTGTTACTTACCAAATTCCTTTGCTACTTCATCTGGTGTAGCAAGTCTGATATAAGACTTAGTTACCCACTGATCTGCAGCATCTTTATTTACAATATTATATCCACGATAAACTTTACCTAATCCTGGAACACTAATATTTTTAGTTGAGTAAACTGCCACCTTTTCAGCATTTGCAGACTTATTTGCTGTAGGATTGCTAGATGGACGTTGAACCTGTGTAACCCCAATTACTCCATTTGCAACTGCGCCCAATGCTGGTACATCTACGGTAGATTGTGCAAAACTATTAGTTGTAATAGCAGAAACTGGCTCTAATACTTCAGCAATAGATGCCTGAATATTATTTTCTTGAGCAATTTCTTGAGTATGAGTTTCAGCCACAGGAGCCTCAACTACTACCTCTTCAACTATAGGAGCATTATTTTCAACTACTTCATTGTTGTCTACTTGAACTTCATTTAATTCAAAATTATTTTCTTCCATTATTTTACCTCCTTGTGACTATTATAACAGAATACTAAAAAGTTAAGAGGGGGAGGAGATCTAGCCCCTGCCCCCTCTCAAAGGTTACTGTTTACAGATTATGCATCTGAAGCAGCGTCTGCCCACGCAATTGCGTCTTCTTCTTCCCATTGAATACCAAAACGGACGAAGACGGTATACTCAATTGTATCCTTCTTTGCCTTGTATTCACGGTTGACGACGATATCACGCTGGAAGCCCCATACACGGTTCTGTGGGAATGTCAAATCGACATATCCTTCTGGATAGTAAGGAACTTCTTGGACATCAATTCCGAGAACACGTGTTGTACGTGCTCCACCGAATGTCTGGCCGTTTCCATCAAGATATGCTTGACGGTTTGCAGCAGTACCAGCAACACGATTACCCATTGCTTCAGCAATTGCATCAGCAAGAGTACCGTTATGCTTAACGATACCAGCAAATGTGTCTGTACCTACATAGAACTTGAGGTTATTCTTAAGTGCACGATACTTACGTGGCATGCCTAGAATAATCTCTTGCATCTTTTCTGGTGTCCAAGCATTATCGACAACTTCGAGATCAACTTCATGTGAATCTCCATTGTCTTGATGCTTCTTAACGAATCCCTTCATGATTGAAAGGAAGTTACCAGTTGACGCATCGCCATTAATAGCGAGGTCTTCAATATCGTTAGCGAATGCGTTGGTCATCAAGCGAACAAGATGATCTTCAAGCGCAGCCCCTTCAATATTGTCTTCTAGTGCTTCAGCAGATACTTCCCAATCGAGACGAATCTTCTTGGTTGTTAATTCAACCTTGCTGAATGTAGCACCAGCATTGGTGTAGTCACCGACACCTTGAGCAGCAGCACGTATAACACGTTCACCAACATTAACTTTTTCAAGTTCCATGGTGTTTGCTCTCATTGTGACACGACGACCATCCTGGGCGAGAACTGTAGCGTCCCAAACGTAATCAATGAAACGCTGTGCCTGTTCAGGGCGTAGGATACCGCTTCCAGCCTCACCTGAAGGATTTACTGCATTAGGTCCTGTTGTAAGACCAAGGTTAGCGTTTGGAATATTTCCAAGAACACCACCATCAGTATAATTGCCAGGGATATTTGAGCCTGCTTCAGAACCAGATGCAAATGCACCTTGTGCCTGATAAAGACCTGGTGTAGTTCCACCGAGTTGGCCTGATTCTCCTGGCTGGTTTTTCTTTATTTCTTCCGACATATTGTCACCTCCGAGTTTTGTACTTAATTAAATAAGTCGGCTGTTTTGAGGAAACGTCCGCCCCATAAGGATTTTTCAACCAAAGTTTCCTCTGGTCGATCCTGAACGATCTCGCCTAGATCGCCAGACTTTCGGAATGCTGTATCTGCTTCTACTGCGTCAACACGCTTTCCAAACTCACTGAATCGTTCATTAGTTGCAGCGATATCTCTGGCGACTGCATCAAACGAACTTTTTACTGTTTCTCTATCAATTGAATTAGACTTAAGTACTTCTACTTCTGCCTGCAATGATTTGAGAGTATTTGAAAGATCGCTAAAGGCCGATGTAATAGTTTCTTTAATTTCAGCAATTGCGTCAACAACTACTTCATCTGACTTCTTCTTTGCTTTCTTCTCTTCTTCCATCTCAGCATCTGGACCTTCTGCAGCATCTTCTGCAGCAGTTTCCTTATCTGGATGCTTTGCAGCCTTTTCTGTATCAGCAACTTCTGCTGTTTCAACAACATCTGTCTTTTCTGTTGTTTCAACAACAACATCTGCTTTTTCAGTTTCGGCTACTGGAGTTTCTTCAGCAACAGGAACGATCTCTTCTGACTTAGTAACTTCGGTTTCTTCAACCTTTTGTTTCTTTGCCATAGGATTTACCTCCTCTGTTATCTTAGAAGTATTCATGCCTTTAGCACTATCAACTAAGAATTTGACTTTATCCATTTTTTCATTATCC